ATTATAAAGATTTAAAAGATAATCTGATGTTATTAAATTAACTGTAGCAGATTGATATTTGACAGGTTTATAAAGATTACCATCCTCATTGTCCATTTCAGTGACAAAAGGGTCACCACCTAAAGTTAATTCATAAACAGTAGATGGTGCACCGTCTGACACATATATATTGACAGTAAACTAATCTTCATTTATATTTTGGAATTGTCCTTGGTATATCATTTGTTATTACTTAATTTTATTGATTTTAGAATTATAGTTATTTAAGGCCAAATAAAGATCAGATCCTTTAATTCTAACAGAATATCCAGTATTATTACCAGATCCATTAGAATTGCCATTCAACATATTGAATAAATTAGCCTGTTGTTTACCATTAAGAATCATTTCACCCGAATTAACTCTTGCTAATAAATTATCACCATGTAAAGAAGAACCACCTATAATACCACCTTCTGCGAATTTACCCGCAAATGAAGCAAATAATGCTGTAATAGTGGCAACTATACTTGCAATAGCAGCAATATTAGCAGGGAATGGTAATGCAGCACCAGAAGCAGTACCAGCAGCAAGTGCTTCACCCTCTTTAGCACCTATTAAAGCAACTATTTGTGGAATAATCTATGCGACAGCTTGAATAGTCTGTCCTGCTAAATCTAAAATAGCACCACTGGTACCATCTATAGCACCACCTAAAGAACTAAAGGCCTAACCAAAAGAACCAACTGCATTAGCTATTGTATCTTGCTTTTCTTTATATTCATCTAATGCTTCTGCACCATCTTTTATGCTATCAGTATCTATATATAATTCTATAGGCTTAATCCCTAAATCAGTAAGTTGTTTATTAATTTCAGTAAGTTGTTTTTTAGCGTCTTCTTTATTGATTATATTAAGTCTATAATCTTCCTTAATTTGACTTACTTTTTCAGTGGCTGCACTATAAACAGCTCTTTTCTATTCAATTGTAGTTGGTGTTAATTTAACTTCAATAGGCTTTAATCCTAAATTTTTTAATTTCTGATTAACCTCTGCTATTTTAGCTTCTGCTTCTGAAACATTAACAATAAGACCAATTTCAAAATCATCTTCAATTTGTGCAATATTATCTTTAGCATTTTTATAGGCATTTCTGATTTTCTATTCTGGTGAATCTTCTGTTTTAGCTTTTTCAAATCCATTACGAACTTTAAGGGCAGAAATTTGTGTTTCAAGTGCAGCAGTTTCTGTTTGTATTTGTTTTAATCTTTCATCAGAAACATTAGTATTCTTTAATTCATCTTGTAATTTATTATATTGTGTTTCAAGATCAGCTAAAGAACCTGCTTCATAAGTAGGACCTGAATTAGTATTTGTATTAGTATTAGTAGTATGATTAGATACAGATGATGAATTATTAGAATTTTGGTTATAATCAAGTCCTGCATTATCGATTATATTCTAAGCTTTATTAATCTAATCAGTTGCAAAATCAACAGTTTTATTTAAATTATTTTCTGCTTCTGATTTAATATTTTGATTAACCTTTCTTTGCTGTTGTTGTCTATATTTGTTAACTTTATCAATAACAGTTTTTGATTCTTGATATTCAGTAGTATCATAAATCATACCACCTGTTCTTTTTGTGGTTGTACGTTGGTTATAATCAGCTGGTGTTACGCCTGCTGATTTCATTTCATCTGTTATATTAGGTTTTCCAGTAGACCAGCCACCACCATTGCCTTTATATGGATTATAATAACCACCACCTTTAACAGAATTATCAGCATCAAAAACAGTTTTAAAATAATCTTCATAAGCATTTTGCAACATCTCCTATGCAGCCATTGCTTGTGCTCTGGCTTTAAGTGCTGCAACTACTTTTGGGGTATTATTAACAAAAGTAGTTTCTGCTGATTTAACATCATTTATTTTAAGTCCAAGATTTCTAAATTCAGAAGCATTATCTTTAATCCATTGATTCTTTTCAGAAATGGTTTTTAGATTCTTCCATGCATTTTGTAATAACTTGTATTTAGAAACTAATTGTCCTGCTGTAGAAGCAACACTATCATTATACTTTTTCTGTGCTTCTTTAGCTTTATCAGTAGCAGATGCTTGTTTCTCTAAAGAATCTGTAGAATCATCAGTAGCTATTGCATAAGTGCTTAAAGCAACAGCACCAACTAAAACTAAACCAGTCCAATCACCTAATAATGCTTTTGCAACAGCTTTAGCAACATTCCATGCATTTTGTGCAACTGTATTAGCAACTGTACTTGCTGTATTAGCAGTAGTAGCAACAGTATTAGCAGTAGTAGCAACTGTATTTTTAGTAGTTGCAGCAGCACTAGCCATTTCTCTAATTTGCTTAATACGTAACATTAATGCAGAATCTTTATTTAAGATATTAGCAACAGCTTGTACACCATTTAAGACAGCTAACACACTTTGAACTTTCAATATGGCTTTTGCTAAATCTTGATTTTTTGATCCTAAAATACCCATTATACCAGTAGCAACAGAAGCAGCACCAGCAATACCCTGTAAACCTTGTGCCATAGCTTCTAATTTAAAATTATCATTAGCAAATGCTGCGGTTGCTGTACCTGCATCTTTTAATGCATCAGAATAGCGACCTGCTTCTTGTGCCATTTTGCTAAATACATCAGTATTACTAAGACCATCTAAATTCATCTGGGCCATTAAGGCTTTAAGATCCTTTAGTTTTTTCTTTAAAGGTGCAGCAGATTGCTGAATTCTATTAAATCTATTATTAATAGAATCCAACTAAGTTGTAGCCTAACCAGTTTCCTGTAGCTCTCGTTTTACATTATTAATAGTTTTTGATAGATTATCCTAACCGGTTAATCTTACAACATAATCAGTAGCCATAATTAAATTTTATTTTCGTATTGTTTAGCTTTTTCTCTTAATCTTTGAATATCTGCTGTTGATATAAAAGTATCAGAATTATCCGCTTTTTCATCTAATTCCCAATAGAAATTCATAATATCAGTAGGCTTTAATTTCTTAGTAGAATTACATTGGGCTATTATATATGCTATTAATCTGGCACATTCCCAAAGATCCTTATTCGCATAATACTGATAATCCATAATAGATCGGACCTCATACATTTGCATTTCATCTAAAACATACTTAGGCGGATAGTGTAATTTCATAGTCAGAATAGCATATAATTCAGATATACTTAGTTTTTTTTTACACCTGTTTCATCATCAGTTACTTGAAATAAATTCTCAGTTTTCTGATATTCTTCTACAGTTTTTGATAATTGTATATAAAGATCTTTGTCATTATCAATAGCATCTAAATAATCTTCAAAATCAAGTACATTATCTGGATTATTAGCTAATATCATACAATAGAAGAATAAGTAATTATCAAATAAAGTAGTGATATTAAATGATTTACCTGTGATTTGTTCATATATAAACAGTGCCCTGATTGTATATTTTACTTGATATTCCTTATTTTTGATTGTTATTACCATAATAAAAAATAATTGCTTTCTTCTATTTACCGAAAAAAGCAACTATTACAAATGTAGTTAATAACAATCCAAAAATCGTATATTTATTAAGTGATAATAATTAATTATTATTTACTTGTGGTTGTAGAACTTGTTGAACTTGTTACTTTAGTAAGAGCACCTACACCAGTGAATTCTACTGTGAAAGTAGCATTTTCACCATTCTGTGCATTCTTTTCAAGTGAAGTAATAAGGGCATTACCTTTATAACCTGAATTAGCTTTAGGTGTCCAACCACCAGTGGGAACTTCATCAAGTTTATCAGTTGTTGAATTACCTTCAGGGCCGAATATAAGTTCAACTGGTTCTCTCTTAATCATAAGATCAAAGAGATCATCATAAGTTTTACCAGCACCAGAATCAGCATATAAGTTTTCTGAATTAGCTGTCCAAGAAAGTAAATTCAATTCACTGGTAGCCCATTTACCACCTGAATCTTTTGAAGTGGTTTCCTTTGTTTCACCAGAGATTGACAAAGTATGATTTGTTGCAAATGCGATTGATGTACCACCAAGAAAAACCATCAAATCGCCACCTTTTATAACTGGCATATCGATATATTAGTTTATTGAAGTTTTTATTTGAAATGTTAATTTTTGTATATAGGCATCAGATAAGTAAGATTCATCAGCACCAATTAAATCAATACCAGTGATACGAATTCCATTTACTGTACCTTGCTTATTTTCAAGAGCTATCCTTATTTTTTCTGCTAAGTTAATTGAATCCTCATATGATAAGGATGCAACTATAATCTCAACAGTTGGGCCATCTTCGTAGATACCATCTTTTGAACCATAAACTGAAATGCCTGACCTTCTGTAGATGATGAAAGGGTACTACGTTTTAGCAGGTGCAATTAATGGAAATACCTTATCAGGTATTATATCATTAAGTTGTGCTTTTATTATTTTACCTATACTTAGAGATGTTGCCATACTTGAATTAACTTTTTTATTATTTTGTCAAACGGTTAAATTGATTGTTTAAAGATTCCATAATAGCTTCTGTCATTGAAGATTCAGAATTATTACGGGCTTGTGAAAAGAAATGATGTGCAGTAATTTGACCTCTATTATATCCTTTATCAGTTGCACGTAATCCTGTACCATTTTCAAGAATCCATAATCTATAATCACCAAGAATTGAAACAGTAACTAAATTTTCTGAGTCTGATGAAGATAACTTAATACCTGTCATCATTTTGTTATTTACATGATTCACTGATGATTGAAGTGAAGTTTTAGTATTTTGTTGTAATACTTTACCACCTTCTTTAAGGGCTTTTAAAACCATTGGCTAAGTCTGTGTAGGACCTAACAATTCAAATAAATTATCAACCTAAGATTGATCTATTGTAACAGTTTTATTAGCCATTAATCGTTAATTAACTCCGTTTGTATTATTAATTTTTGTATATGTTTATCTGGAATAATTGATAGAATTCTGTATTTCTTATCTTTGAATGAAATCCTCATGGATTCATCAACTTCATTATAAAGTCTAATTTCAAATGTAACAGATGAAGTAAAAAAAACTTCATTATTATCATTTGTTTTAGTACCAGTGTTGTAAATGACACGGGCTTTTGTAGTTAAGTAATCAGTATATGCAGATTCTTGAGATCCAAAATCTTCATTATTTTCAATCTCCAGTTTTTCAATGGTAATATATTCATTTAAAAGACCTGCATTCATAACTTACTGGGACCATTATAATTTTTATTTAAAGATAACAGATAATCATATGT